TTTGGGAATGGTTATTTGCTGAGAAAAAAGGTCAGCATCATATCCATCAAAAAGCGAATGAGATGGGCTACAAATGGGTTTGGCGTGTAGATGATGATGCTATTCCAGAACCCAATGTATTAGAACAGCTTTATACCTATGCAAGCGAAGTGTCTAAAGTTGGCGATCCAATAGGCGCAGTTGGTGGGTCAATTTTGACTTTACCAGCAATATTTGATACATCAAAATCTACAGGAAAAATTGCCGACATTGATAAAGAACCCAATATTCAATGGGGAATTATCAATAAATCAGATTTTGTAGAGCATTTGCATTGCTCATTCTTATATCGTGCTGGCGTATATGACTATAACTTAGGTTTATCCCGTGTAGCCCATCGGGAAGAAACGCTATTTACTTATGGACTGTATCAAAAAGGATACAAAGTTTTAGTTGCTCCCCATGCAACAACTTGGCATTTAAAGGCTGGGGGCGGCATCCGTAGCGAATCCAGAGAGGATATGTATGCACATGATGAACAGATTTTTAGAAATATCGTACAGTTTGCCGCTTCTAACATTGTTGTCCTTAACTGCGGTGCTGGCGATCATATTGTTTTTAGCCATGTTCTTCCTGATATACCTAATCCCGTTGTATTCACTTGCTATCCTGAAATTGTGCCAGGTCGATCTATTGCCGAAGCTAAAGCGTTATTTGGGGATTTAGACCGCTGGAATATCTATAAAAAGATGGCGCAATGGAATTGGAAGGGTAGCCTTGAGGATGCCTATAGGAAGCTATATCTATGATATTAATTGCCCCATTTGCCAAACCATTAATGAATGGTAAAACTAATCCAAAAAATTACCCTTACTGGAAAGAGCTTCTATCATTAATTTCTGAGGAAGTTGTGCAAGTCGGAGTTGATGGCGAAGAACAGATAACCCAGCAGTTTCTAAAGAATTTGCCAATCGCCAGATTGCGTGAACTAATTGCTGAGTGTCGGATATGGATTGGTTGTGATAGTTTTTTTCAGCATTTAGCATGGGATTGCGGTAAACCTGGCGTTGTGTTGTGGTCTGTATCTGATCCATTAATCTATGGGCATCCAGAAAACATTAACTTATTAAAAGATCGCAGTTATCTGGCTCAAAATCAGTTTTTATGGTGGGATTTTACCGAATATAACCCTGATGCGTTTTTAAAACCCGAAGAAGTGATAAAATACATTCTGTAATATATCGGACAATATAATATATCCAATAACTTTTTATTATGGTTTTGTTATGTCCGATTTTCAAATTGACCCCGTTAAATATGGCCAGTTATGGCAAAAAGTAGATGATTTAACTGCCAAAGTAGATAAGCTAGAAGAAGGAATGGAAGAATTATTAGCCCTCGCCAATCGTTCAAAGGGGGGCTTCTGGATGGGCATGGCAATAGTATCTGGTATTAGTGGATTGATTAGTTTTATTGCTGGTTTTTATCACGCAAAATGAATAAAAACTATAGGCAAGTATTAATTTGGCTTTTAGTTTATGTAGTGGCAATATCGGCAACAATAGGATCGCTTTGCATACTAGATTGGATTCCATGTCTTGATACGGGAGATACCCGTCAATGGACAATGCAATTAATTGCTGTGGTAGTGGCTTTATTAGCTGGTAATCAAAAATGAACGAAATATTTACGCATATCCTTACTGGAAAAGATAATCAAACCCACGATATTGCTCGTTGGGCGTGGTTATTTGGTTTTATTGTGGTTGCTGGTGCGGCAATCTATTTAATCTATGTTGGCCACGAAATTAGCCTTACAGAACTTGCTGGTGCTTTGGGCATTGTTTCTGGCTCTGGTGCGGCATCCGTGGCCGCTAAACAAATGTCTGGCGCAGAACCCCAATAATGTTTAAAAATATACTTAGCTATGGGCTAAATCTAATAGGCGGCTCAAGTGTCCAAACTTACATATATATTGCTCTTTTATTTGGGGGCTTTGGGGCTGGCTTTTATGTGGAGCATTTACGCTTTGCTAACTTCAAAGACGAGATTAAAATTGTTTCCGAAAAGCAACAAGCAGAAAACGAATCAATCAAGAAACAACAAGAAATAGCCAATAGGAGCATTACAAATGAGTACGAAACTAAGCTATCTGCTATCCGTAGTTATTATGGCGGGTTGCACAACTCCAGTAGCGGTAAATTGCCCACCCTTTCCAATCCCGCCAGCGGAACTGATGAAAGCCCCGCCTACTATCGGCTTGCTGAATCCTGTTCTGAAACGACAGCCCAATTAAGTAGCTTACAAGAATGGCTCTCAACTCAAGTAGGCATAGTTAATGGAAAATAACTTTGATGAGTGTCTGCGCCTAGTTCTTAAATCCGAAGGTGGTTGGGTAGATGGTAACAAGATTGGCGATCCAGGCGGGGAAACTAATTTAGGTGTAACAAAACGGGTATGGGAAGAATGGGTTGGCCATGAAGTCAAAACCATGAAGGATTTAACCCCAGAAGATGTTGCGCCAATGTATAAAGCTAAATACTGGATGTCCACCTATGCTAACCAACTTCCCAAAGGATTGGATTTTCTCTGTTTCTCAATGGGAGTTAATGCTGGCCCAGGCAGAGCAGTTAAGCTACTCCAGCAATCCATTGGTTGCATCCCAGATGGAATCATTGGCGTTCGAACTATTGCTCAAATTACCAATTCAAACATTAATGAACTTATCGAAAAATACTCAAAACAACGGGGCGATTACTACATCAGCTTAAATAAGCCCCAATTTATTGATGGCTGGCTTCATCGTGTAACAAACGAAAAAGCCGAAGCCTTATCAATGATTAATGGTTAGCCAAAATCCATAGCCAAATATAGCCACTATAGCTAAAGCAAATACAAAAGCCCCAAAACCGCCATAATTGGCTTCTCTTGGTCTAGTTATAGCGGTAGCATACTCGGCATCTTTAAACGCTTCTGATGCGGTTTTAGCTGTATTTGTATAGCGTACATATCTAGTCGTAAAGTCTGCGTAGTTCATTCTTCTTGTGCCTTTCTTAGTATTGCTCTAGCAAAATCTACATACCTAGTCCAGTTATTGCTGTCATCTTTCATTGCGTACCAAATATCTAATATTTCCTCATCTGTTAGTGTCTTTGCTTCCAATTCTTCAATACGCTTTCTTTGCTCGGCATGGCGCAGTTCATACTTGGTCAGCTTTTCTTGTTGCTGGCGTAGCATGGTGGCACAGTCTTTAGCAAGAAAAGAATCGTGGTAATCAATTAATCTATCAGCTAGTTCATTTGCGTTCATTTCTCTTGTGCCTTTCTTAGTATTGCTCTAGCAAAATCAATGCAGTTAAAGTCATCAGGATGTTCAAATAACTCAATGATTTCCTCATCTGTTAGTGTCTTTGTTTTCAAAACCTCAATCTCAATAAATTGATTATTAGATAAGTCCTTGTAAATTTTGGTAGATTTTTGATACCCTTCTACATCAGATTTCAACGCCTCTATTTCAGCTTGTTGCTGGCGTAGCATAGTGGCGGCTTTACTTGCACCAACATACTTTGCATTTTCAAGGTGTTCGATTAGTTCAGCTAATTCATTTGCTTTCATTTCTCTTGTGCCTTTCTTAGTATTGCTCTAGCAAATTGTTTAATAAATTCAGGCGGTATATGAAACGGATTTCCTTGACCTGACTTTTTTGCAATTTCCATTATTTCATCATCGGAAAGTGTCATATTTTGTGACTTTATGTAGAATGGAGTGTATAACCGCTCCAATACTGTTCTATATTCTTCTTCAGTCATGGCATCAATAATCTTTTCTTGCATGATTATTTTGTCTAATTGCAATTCAACAATTTTGCATACTTTATCAATTTGCCCATCACCATAATGCTTGTCATTGGTAGCCTTAAGACTACCAGCAATCTCATAAGCATTTTCTAAAAGTTCAATATTGTTCATTTCTCTTGTGCCTTTCTTAGTATTGCTCTAGCAAACTCAATGCAACTTCTTAATGAACCATCTTTGTTGCATAAATAAGGGTCATCTGCTATCGCAATGATTTCCTCATCTGTTAGGGTCTTTGCTTTCAACGCCGCTATTTCAGCTTGTTGCTGGCGTAGCATATCTGCCGCTTGGTAAAGTTTTTCATCATCATGTGCGTTGCATTTATCAACATAATCAGCTAGTTCATTTGCTTTCATTCTTGTGCCTTTCTTAATATTGCATCAGCAAAAGTCAATACTCGTTTGCTCCAATTAAATTCACCAAACACTTCATCAGCAATTTTCCCTTTTTCCTCATCTGTTAGTGTCTTTGCTGGATAAGTGTAGAGTGGAATGTAATCTTGCATTTTTGTCATTAAAAATCCGCCAGTACATAAATGTCCTGTGTGTGCGTTCATCCACGCTACTGGTTCATTGTTCATCTTGATCCCCATATTTGAATTTCGAGTTGCTCAACTTGTTGCATAAGCCATTTATTTTTAGATTGCAAAAACTCAATCTTTTCCCGCAACTGGCGTATTAATTCGTCTTTTTCAGCTTCCTGACGATCCTCAGTAGTAAATGTAGTCATTAAAACCACCTCTGGGCTGGAATGTTTAATTTTTCGTGATAAGTATTTTTACGGGTTCTAAACTCAAATAAATCTTCATATTGCGGGTATTCCAATGCAAACTTTCTAGCGTAATGGCTAATCCAACCATCATCAATTTTAAAATCACCAGAATTGCCTATGGCCGTTTCCCAGCGTACACGATGGAATACGCATTTAGCTGAAAAGTGTTTGCGTTTAGCGGCAACTTGCAATGAGAACTTTTTAAACATCTCCCAAATATCAGGGTGTTCTGCATCATAAATTTCAAAATTTTCTTTAGTCCATTTATTATTCATTTTCTCGCCCATTCTTCTTTAAATTCTTCTGATTTAATGACTTTTTTGCTTAATGATTCCAGCATCCAGGTTAGGTATTCCCGCAATTCTTCAATGGATTCCCCGCCAACTGTAGCTTGTGTATGGCCTAACAAAACCCCCATTGAATCAAAATAAACTTCTCGAATCTCGTAATAATCTTCATCTTTGGTGCTGGTTTTCACAACCCTTAAACTCCAACTCATAGTAGTTCTTCCTGTCCGCTAACGATTTTACGAAGGTCTAAATCTTCATCCCTAAATATCTTTTCAAACAAAGAACGAGTAGGATTGCGACCCACATCTAAGTAACATGACCCGCTAACAATATACCGAAGAAAATGGGTGCAAGCCCAATCATTTTGCTTGCAATCTTCTTTAAATCGGCAATCATCACAAGGGCATTTCTCATCAAAAAGGCTTTGAGCACCTTTTCTCATTAAAACCCCCAACCAAACATTAAACCAAGAATAATGCCCAAAAGAATTACCCCAATCCAGTCAATAAGTTTTTTCTTCATTTGATTCCCCTTTTGTTAAAAGACAGTCACAGATTAATGTATTACAAGATACCATAATACTAGGACAAACCCTAATAAAAGTAAAAATTTCAACATAAATTTACCGATCGGGATTAAATGTTGAAAAATGTGTAACAAATTACACAAAATTTACCGATCGGGAATTTATTAAAAGATTCATTAATAAGGCTTTAGCCTATTTAAAGATTCTTTAATAAGTCAAAGTGCATGAATTTTTAATAAATTTATACATATAGATAGCAATGTTTATACATTTTTTATACATATTGTATAATGAATAAATGGATATCAAAGAATACAATCGTCTTGCTGGAATCAAAAATAGGTCAAACCCAATAGGTAAATCATCTATTTTGTTAAGACACGCCAAAGAAAGAAGCAATAAATACAATTTGCAATTTGATTTAGACAGAGATTGGATTATAGAAAAATTAAAAATTGGAACTTGTGAATTATCAGGAATACCTTTTGATTTAATGCCAAATGGTAAAAATCACTTTAATCCATATGGGCCTTCAATAGATAGAATTGACCCAAAAAAAGGGTATACAAAAAGTAATTGTAGAATCATTCTTATTTGTATAAATTTTGCTATTGGTCAATGGGGTATAAAAAATTATTTAACTGTAGCAAAAACAATAATTGATACCCAAAGGTACTAATATATATACAAAACATATACCTTTAAGTATTAAAAGGGCTGTATTTGGCAGTTGCTAACAATGGGTCAGAAAGCCGCAAAATTACCCAATTACTGCATCCTACATTGGCGGCTTAACGCCCGTAAAAGGTGGTGGGACTAGCCCGTGAAGGATCGGGGGAATCCAGCCAGCCCCACCGTGATTAGATTAGTTTGTTGCGAATACGATAAAACTCAAGTAATCGGACAAAACATTCCCATCCCAAATCTAAATCGGATGGGGTTATAGGAATAAGTTTAACCTTATTTTGCCTAGCATTTACATAAAGAATGGCGCAATCGGCATTGGGCATTTTTAACCCTTGTCTATAGGCCGCCAGTTGCATCTGGTGTTCAAACATCACATCAACCTTATCTAGGTCTTTTTCAGTTGTTTTTACATCACAGACTGCACCATTAAAGCCTACATATGGTTTGGAATGTAGATCAACTTTGCCGCCAAACTTATCGTTGCCAAAACTATGCTCTGGAAGCCAGGCGCAAGCATTAAAATGGTCTTGTAAGGCTTTTTCTACTTCAAAACAATACATCGGTACTTGTGGAAGATAAACGCCTTCCATAAACGATTCTATGATGCCGTGAATATTTGTACCCCGTTCTGCGGCTTGTTTGCTAGTTTCACGACTATCTTGCATTACACGAGTAAGCCAATCAGATTCCGATTCTTGAAACCCTCTGGGCAAAGTTAAAGCGGATAGCAATAACTGTTCGTTTTTCCATTTGGTTAAGCCTGGCTTATCGATCTGCGAAATTATGGTTGTGACTGACGGTACTAAATTTAGTTTTTTTGCATCCCGCAAAGTTGTATTGCGTTCAACACCATTAGCCCCGATTATGCGATAGGCTGGTGTACCGTTGGTTTCGTACCAATGGCCTGATTCTGCTTCATAAGACTTTACTATCATATATTTTCCCCCGAAATTAAAGGTGGGCTACTCACAATCTCTTAGCCGTTCGCTTCCTATAGCTATAGGCTGAATAACATTGCTTTCGCCCAAAAACTTATTGTTGCATCATCATAATACGCTGATATTCTGCTGGGTCTGTTACTTGATCCGCACATGACCGAATTACCGTATTAATAACGCTAATCAAGCCATCACGGGTCATGGCAATCAATTCCCGTTCTTCATCAACATTGTAAGATTCTACAATTTTTGTTTCTGTTTTTTGGTTAATTACTTCGTTAAATACGGTATTCATATCAACTCCTAGAAAGGGACATCATCATCAACTAGCGGGTTGTGATCTACTTTGTTAGACCATTCCGCAGACTTCTTAATCATGTCTTGTACCCACGGCCACAGCTTTTCAAACGAATCTTTTGTGTATTTACTTAAATCAAACAAAACATTCTCGTTATGAGTTTTTGGGAATCCAGCCTTAACAATCATGGATGGCACTTGAGATAAGCTATTCAAGTTGGCATAAGTCTTACCATTCCAATCGTTATGCACTACATTCACCATTGCCCATTTGTCTAACATAGACTTCATATCAAACGGCAAATCAACACCTTTTACTAATTTCTTACCTTTCCAGCTTTCAATGTCCAGGCGCAATTTAGCGGCTTCATTCATTGAAAAGGTATATTTTTTGTTAATGACCATTGGTTTGCCATCAATTTCTAATGGGCCATTGCTGTCATCACCAAATAATTCAAAACTTACTAATACTTTGCGTTGTTGCTTCTGCGATGGTTGGCCATTCTCAATAAAACTTACAGTTTGGTGACCTAAATCTATTACGCTAAAACATCTACCAAGATAACTGCCAGCATCAATTTTTCTAAACTCTTGAGTTGGAGATTCGTCAATAATCATTTTTTTGCCTTATTAAATATGTTGTTAAATTCGTCAAATACTTCTGTTAGCAATGTTGTTGCATATGGCTTTTGATAACCAGCCGCATACTTCAACGCCATAATTTCGCTTTTACTGGGCAACTCGCCCTTATCTAGCTTTTCAAATGCTTCATTTACTTCATACGACAATTCGTTATTCATATCTTATCCTTTCTTTCCAATATATTACACTAATTTAATGATAGTTGCACCTTTTTTTGATTTGTGTTTATAATCACATCAGCAGAGTGATGTCTGTTTAGTTTTTAGGTCATGGATAAGACCCTTTTGGGTTGTTCTGAGTGTTTAGTAAATGACCTGACCCATTTATTAAGCAACATCATCTTAGAGC